CAATGCTGAACAGCTTATTCTTAATGAGCTGGAGAAGCGGGTAAAACGCGTTTTTCCTGACGCACAGGTCAAGGTAAAACCCATGCAGGCTAATGGTGTAAAGAGCGACGCCAGTAAAAGTGATAAATCCACGCTGTTGCGCATCGTCGAAGAGATGTTTGATGAAGCCGATCAGTGGATGGTATCAGAAGAATTTTGATGTATATGTGCGGTGACATGCCAAATTTTTTGAATTTAATGCGTAATAAAGATGCTTTTCATTTGCATTCATTCAGATTCATCCTATTATTTATTTTAATCGATTTCCCTGGTGTTGGCCCGCATTAAAGCTCTTAGCGGGCTTTTTTTTGCCTAAAATATCAGTCTTTTTAACCCGTTACCCTCCTGTGCAAGCCCTGTCACTAAAGTTCCCCTCTGCGATGCCGAAAAATTAACCATCACAATAAGAGACCAATGGGGCATGCTATGGCCACAATTTATATTCCCTCACTGATGGGATTACTGAGCGATGCGGAACGACAGAAAGGGGCGAGCCTGACGCGCGAAGAGGTAGAAGCACTGCGCGACAGCGCCATGTGTGTGTCTGTTCCCGATCGTATCGCCTTTGCGCTCGATCCGTCACAGAACTTCAGTGAGTTAAATCCGGAAAATTGCTGGGAAGAGTGGTCCCGCTTTCGACATCGCGGTGAAACAGCGCGGCTGTCATCTGATTAAAACGATGCGCCTTAGCGTCGCTTATTCGCAGCCAGCTCTTCTGTCAGCAAATCGCACACTTTCGCGGCAAAATCTGAGCTGTCGCGCAGCATCTGAATGGCTTCTTCAAGGGTCTGTGGTGGCATCTGCCCCACAATACGCCAGCCGAGGGCGATATTTTTGGCTTCTTCAAGCCGTTCAAATTGATGTTCACCAGATGCAGTTTCAGACACGATCTTCTCCTGATTTACCTTTTGGTCCTATTTTACGTAGCCTGGTGACGTCATCACAACCCCGCCGCTGGATTTAAATCAGCCATTGCCTGCTTTTCAAGCGTTTATCGCTTAAAAAAGGCGTTTCCTTGCCTTAATTCAGATTAATGCCAGCCTGAAAGCGCGGAAAAACTGACTCGCAGAGGGAAATTTATCACTTGTTTCACTAAGGTTTATCAGGAAAAGAGTCTGATTCGGACAATTGATCATGATAAATAAAAAACCGCCCAACTAAGGGCGGTTAATGTATTTACTTTTTTATCAGCTGTAGTACGGCAGTTTGCGGTCAACACCATTGATATTGAGTGTCACATACCCTGTCGGCACGCTGCTGGCAGGGGCGGAGGCGACGCTGGTGGCCATCGTGGCGACCCCGTTTTCATTTGCACCAAAGCCCGCCAGCCCGTTATGTAAACTGAGACGGGCATTCGGCGTGACCGTACCGATCTCCGTTTCATCCAGTGTTTCCGTCAGGTCCGGCGTAAACAAGGAACACTCGCCCGCCTCAAAACGCGCCGGGCCGGTTGAGCGTAAATTAAACATCGTGTCACCACTCCCCGCCTTCAGTTTGACCCACACTTCAACGATATTTTCATAACTACGTTTGTACTTCACATCCAACACTGCCGGCTGCCCGCGATGGAACATATCGCCCCATACGGCAGTGGCGCAGCGCTGAAAGTTCAACCAGGTCATCCCGCTGGACACCGCCTGCGTGGGATTACCCGCGACGCCGGAAGGATTGGCCGTCGACATTTTGCCCAGCAGTTCGATCGTCCACTGCTGATTGACCTTCGGAAAGATAAATTTGCCCACCTTGAACCATTTATCACTGGTGGTGGTGTTCGTCAGTTTATAGCCGCTGTACCAGCCCGCCTTCATCGAACCGGTCATCACCGTGCCGTAGTTTTCATCCCGACGCCAGCCGTTCTCATAGCCGGAAAGCCAGCGGCCCGGGGCGTTATCGAGGTTCACTTTCGCCCCCGCCTGAAGGTTAAGCTGGCGGACCAGCGCCCGGCTGTTACTCATATACAGCGGGTTGTCGCAGTTCTCGACGCTGAGGGCATCAACAATCCACTGTCCGTTGGTCAGATCACCAGGGAAACGGGTATGTTCTATCCATACGTTACGAATAATCCCCTGGGTCATTCTCGGCATCATCAGCGTGGCATCACCATAACCACTCTGGAAGTTGGCGTTGGTCAACTCGACCGCCGTGGAATGGTCCCAGACGCCCCGGGGTGAGTTCGACCAGCCGATATCGAAGACGCGGGCATAGGTCGTCTGCGAATAGATCTGGTCAAAACGACTGTCGAGCGTATCCAGCAGTTTCACCGCCGTGCCGCCGTTATTCTGCACGCGGAAACAGCGGATGTTAACGAACTGCCCTTCAATGGTGATGTTTTCAAAGAAGGGCTGTACGTTCGACAACATATCAGGCGTGATCGCCCCGGTATTGACGGTGGTATCGGCGCTGGCCTGACCATTCCAGCTAATGCCACGGATCACCGTGCGACGAGCATTCACTTTGAGCACCGGGTTAATCGACTTATCCGACACGATCACCGTACGCGGTGTCACACCGTATGGACTGTCATCACCGTACAGGGCGAAGCAGGCAATCTCACTGGCCGTCAGATCAATCGGGTTGATCAAAAACTTACCGGCCGGAAAGCGAACACCAATGTTTTTCGCATTGGTATCGTAGCCCTGCGACCACTTGAACATACGCAGGAAAGCATCGCTGTCGTCGGTAACTCCATCCCCGCGGGCACCAAAGTGGTACAGGTTCACCTGTTCGGTATCATTAATAATACGCTTCCAGAAAAAGCCGTTACCTTTGGCCACACTGCCCCCGTCATCACTCAATGGCGATGTGCCGAGGAAGCCGACAAAATCGCCGCCACCGTGAAAGGTCGAGTCTTTATCGTAATAACGTTTCAGCATGGCAATATCGCCAGCCTTCGCGGGTGCGGTGGTACGCAGATCGGCAAAGCAGTTAACTTCAATCATATAAACCTCCGGATAAAGACAGGAAAGCCTGTCAGGAATGCCCTGTGGGCAAGAAGAAAGGAGTGGTCATCGATGCCGGGAAGCGGCACGGAAAGGTGACTGACGTCGGGATGTCGGGAATACCTCCTCAGTAGATTGTCGGGTTGATGTTGGTGATCTTCAGTCCATTAGCTTGGCTTTCATCGCCGTGGGCGCAGCACCTGAAAAATCAGTGCAACGTTGCCTTTTGCACGCCAAACCGCCGCGCAAAAAATGACATTGATGACAATCGCCGCCCAGTGCGTATGGGCATAGACGTCGAAGAGAAAACGAAAAGGCACAGAGGCGTAAGCCAGAATGATCATATAGGCCAGCCACGATGCCCACCGCTGATGCCGGGCCCCGGCTTTATAGAAGAACATCAGGCGCAGCACGATTGCTGAGCACACCACCACGTTGGTGATGACCATAGGATCATTTGTTACCATGAGGTCCTCCTCTCCAGCGCGCCAGCCACTTTGACGGGTCCTGCTGGCTGAAAAACGTTAACGTTTTAATCGCCAGCGCCGACAGCAACACCGCCCCCAGGCCATCCAGCGGTTTATCGCTGTACCCCAGTAGTAGCGCCATCTTCGCCCCGACCAGTCCTGCGCCATAAATACCCACGATCCAGGACACCATAAAATAGGCTGCCCGACGGATAACCTGGAGTTCTGCTGCCGTCACAACATAGAAAACGGCACCGGCAAAAGCGCCAAACAGAACACCGTAGTCGGTGGCGCCGATAAATCCGGCCACACCAGCACCTTTGGTGACTGCAGCCCCCAGGCTCACTGCGAATATCATTGCTGCCATGTTGCCCCCTTTGCTGTGCCCTCTTACCGATTAAGGGATAAAAAAAACCCGGCAAATGCCGGGTTGATAAACAGTTAGCGCTGTCATGTCGGTAACTGTGTTTTTATAAAGTTACATCGGTTTTTGCGTACGCGTGAGTCGGGGATGTTATTTTTTATGTTTTTTTTAGTGCCGCCGATAACCAAAATCATCAATCATGATCGTAATCAAAACATGCTGTGCATGGCTGGGACAGCATAAAATCTCAGCGATAGCCTGATAACGAAGGAACAACATGAACGCTGCACTACTCTTTTCTCTGCTGCTGATCGGTGGGCCATTAATTGGTTTTTTAGTGATTATCGGTATTTGCCTGCCGGGCGTTCTGCTGGCGTTATGGCATCAGTTTGAAGAGCGAATGCATCTCAGAAGCAGACATTAGCCCGGCCCTTTGCAGGCGGGCTGTTCTGTGTTTTTCAGGCTGCCGATAGTCGATGCAGATGACGGGTGTCCAGCGTTTGCCGTGCCTGATGCAGGCTGTAATTTGTCTGTATTTTCATCCAGGTTTCCGCCGTACTCCCGACAACGATAGCGAGACGCAACGCCATCTCAGGTGTTACCGCCGTATATCCTGACAACAACCGGCTGGCCGTTGAGGGTGCAATTTCCATTGCCCGGGCGAACTGGCGGACGCTAACGCGCATATCATCCAGTGCTTCTGCAATGATCTCGCCAGGGTGAGCAGGGTTAGCCATTTTCATCAGTGGTAATCCTCCAGGTTAAGAATCTCAGCATCGCCATCAATAAACGTAAACGTGATACGCCAGTTACCCGATACGCTAACTGACCACATTTCCTGCCGATCACCTTTGAGCGGATGCAGGTCGTAACCAGGCATATCGATCGCTCCGATTTTTTCTGCCGCATCAATCACGGTCAGGCGGTTCCTTATTCGACCCACCAGCTTTTGTTCGATACCGCTACTATCATCTTTTAGAAAGAATTTTTTTAGTCCCTTATGCTTAAAGCTTTTAATCATGGCGCAGTCCTTGTTCCGTGATGTGGAACATCATAGCAGGTGTTCCACCTCGTGCAACAGTCAAAAGGCATCACCTTTCGACAGCGCGTGGAAACAGCGGCGACCTGGCAGAGCGAGGGCTGTGATGTCGTGATAGATGTAGTTTGTTATGGTTGATATAAATGAGATAGATACGATCAGGCTATTTCGCCACCGGGAAATCGGCATAGCGGGTGGTATACGCGGGAGATAACATTTCCCGCTTCATCGCCCAGGATTTTTCGATGCCCTGCCCGGCAAACCATACCTTTCCCTTGCCCGACTGGTTCAACTCATCCAGCACCTGCATCAGTGCTTCACTGTTGGGCTTCGGCTGATACTCATCAAACAAGTTGAGCTGGGCCTCGCCCCGGCTGAAGAAATCCCCCAACATCACCCCGGCTTTCATATAGCGATGCCCTTCAATCCAGATACGATCGAGGGCCTCCGTTGCCACACGGAGAATGTCACGCGTATCGTTAGAAGGTATCAACAACGTGCCGGAAGCCTGGTTGCCATAGAAAACCTCCCCTTCCGCATGCGGGCTGGTGCGCAGAAAAACGCTGATAAAACGACAGAACTGTTTTTCCTGCCGCAATTTTTGGGCGGCGCGTTCGGCATAGGCACAGATAGCCTGGTGCATCTCTTCATAGTCGGTAATACGGTGACCAAACGAGCGGCTGCACATAATCTGTTGCTTGGTGGGGGCAAACTCTTCCACCCCGAGACACGGCTCACCGCGCAGTTCACGCGCGGTTCTTTCCAGCACCACATTGAAATTTTTACGGATCACCCACAGGGACGATTCCGCCAGTTGCAGCGCATTCTCTATGCCCATCACATTGAGCTTTTTACTGATCCGCCGACCAACGCCCCACACCTCTTC